GATATGAGACTGTGGGAGTGGTTACCAAAGCAGATATAGGTATATGGAAATTAGCAATTGCTCGAAAGGGTGGTTGCTTTTTTTATACAAAAATTTAAAGGAGGACAAAACCATGAAAGCATTTTGGAATGGAATTCAGGCTGTAATTACGGTCATTGGTGGATGGCTCGGATACTTCCTTGGAGGTTGTGACGGACTGTTGATTGCACTTGTTGTATTTGTGGTCGCTGATTATGTGACTGGTGTGATGTGTGCAATTTCCAACAAAACACTCTCTAGCGAAGTTGGTTTCAGAGGTATCTGCCGTAAGGTGTTGATATTCATCCTTGTGGGAATGTCAAACATTCTGGATGTGCAGGTGATTGGGACAGGCAGCGTACTTAGAACAGCGGTCATTTTCTTTTACCTTTCTAACGAAGGTGTATCACTTTTAGAGAATGCCGGGATTTTAGGTCTGCCAATTCCTGAAAAACTGAAACTTGTATTGAAGCAGTTGCATGAAGATGCAGAAAGCGAGGAGTAGCATGAAGTTAATTGAATCTATTATGACAAACAATCCCTGCTATAAGGCAGGGAAGAAAATTACTGTCTTAGGGCTGATGCTTCATTCGGTTGGGTGTTCCCAACCGAAGGCATTAGCCTTTATTAATTCGTGGAACAAATCTTCTTATGACAGAGCCTGTGTCCACGCATTTATTGATGGTAATGATGGAACGGTGTATCAGACACTTCCTTGGAATCACAGAGGGTGGCATGGTGGCGGCTCAAGTAATAATACCCATATCGGTGTAGAAATGTGTGAGCCTGCCTGCATCAAGTACACAGGCGGTTCTTCATTTACCTGCTCTAACTTGGAAGAGGCAAAAGCTGTAGCCAAGAGAACCTATGAGGCGGCTGTGGAGTTGTTTGCAATGCTCTGTACGGAGTATAACTTAGACCCAACAGCAGATGGTGTCATCATCAGCCACAGAGAAGGTCATGCTCGTGGTGTGGCAAGTAACCACGGAGACCCAGAGCATTTATGGACACAGCTTGGCATGGGCTACACTATGGATGGATTCCGTAGTGATGTAAAAGCCGCAATGGTTACAGAGGACACAAGTTCCTATACGAAGATTATGGGTACAGCAGTTGCAACAGCAGAGCAGATGGTGGCTTACATTAAAGCTAAGAACCCATCTGTTGCTCAGTCGGTAATCGATATGATTCCGCTTTACTTATCAGAAGGTAAGGCAGAGGGAGTAAGAGGAGATATTGCTTTCGCACAGTCTTGTCTTGAAACAGGTAACTTTAAATTTGAAGGGACTGCCGTAACGCTTGCACAAAACAACTTCTGTGGTATGGGTGTAACTTCCAAGGGTAAGACAGGTAATTCCTTTGATACAGCACAGCTTGGTATCCGAGCACAGATTCAGCATTTGAAGGCTTATGCTAGTGCAGATGCTCTTGTGAATGAATGCGTAGACCCACGTTTTAAATATGTCACAAGGGGAAGTGCAGAATATGTGGACTGGCTCGGTCAAAAGGAAAATCCGAATGGAAAAGGCTGGGCAACAGGAAAAGGCTATGGTGGTAAGATTCTTACTATCCTTAATGCCATTATCGGTACTAAGGTTGAAACGAAAGTAGAGGAAAAAGAAGTATGGTATCGTGTGCGTAAGACATGGGCAGACGCAGCATCACAAAAGGGTGCATATCATAATTTGGAATATGCAAAGAAGTGCGCTGATGAGAACAAGGGTTATTCCGTGTTTGATGAGTCCGGGAAAGTGCTGTATTCCAACGCAGCATTTGAACCTTATCTGGTAAAGGTTAGTATCTCCGACCTTAATATCCGTAAGGGTCCAGGAATGAACTATGCAAGAACGAAGTATATTCCAAAGGGAGTATATACCATTGTGGAAGAGTCCGATGGTAAGGGAGCAACCAAATGGGGCAAGTTAAAGTCAGGTGCAGGATGGATTTCCCTTGATTTTGTAAAAAGAGTATAAGTGACACAGTAGGCCTGTGGATTCCGTTTGGAGTCTGCAGGCTTATTTTTTTTGCTCAAAAAGGGGAAAAAGGGGCGTTTCGTTTACATAGCCACTAGAAGGATAAAAATAAATCCGTTCAAAATGGATTTTCGTGACCCAAGGATAGTGAAGGGAAAACTTCGTAACGATGGCACGTTCCTTCAATAACTTGTGGAGGTGTGGCTATGACAGACGCACAGAAGATTCAGATTGGAAATTTAAGAGAAGCAGGATTGGGATATAAGAAAATCGCAGAGCAGATGGAATTATCGGAGAATACCGTCAAAACATACTGTCGCAGACATGGACTTGGTGGAAATTTAGCACAGCAGGGAGTTGTTGATAAGGATGTGTGCCTTTGTTGTGGTGTGGCTGTAAAGCAGAACCCCGGAAGGAAGAAAAAGAAGTTCTGCTCAGATAAATGCAGAAACAAGTGGTGGAATGCTCACCTTGATAAGGTCAATCGCAAAGCTATGTACGAATATGAGTGTCTATATTGTAAAAAGCCGTTCACGGTGTATGGAAATGCAAATCGAAAGTATTGCAGCCATGAGTGTTACATCGCAGATAGATTTGGAGGTGGCAATGATGACTAAGGAGCAATTTAGAAACGAAAGACTCTATCAAACGACCATGAGCAAGGTCAAAAACCTCTTAAATCAAGGGGCTATTAGCAAAGAAGAGTATGGGCAGATTGATACAATTTTCCGTGAAAAATACCGTCCAAATTTGGGTAGTTTATTGTTCGACATTGACTTGATACAAACCGAATAGTACGGGAATATGTCACATGGAAAGGAGGGTCAAAATGCCAGTAATTACAACGATTCATGCGACATTGCCAAGTGTAAAAAGAAGAATAAGAGTTGCTGCTTATGCCCGTGTTTCAGATGATGAATTATTACATTCTTTGTCAGCACAGGTAAGTTACTTTAGTTCCTATATTCAGAGCAATCCGGAATGGAAGTATGTAGGTGTTTATGCAGACGAAGCCATCACGGGTACAAGCAGAAAAAATCGTGATGACTTTAACCGACTGGTGGAAGATTGTGAAGCCGGACTTATCGATCTGGTGCTTGTAAAGTCCATCAGCCGATTTGCAAGAGATACGGTTGATACTTTACAGGTCACAAGACACCTAAAGGAACTCGGCATCGATGTTTATTTCGAGAGAGAACGCATCCATTCTATGTCAGATGATGGAGAACTTCTTCTTACACTTCTTACTTCCTTTGCACAGGAAGAGTCACGCAGCATTTCAGAAAATATCAAGTGGGCAATTCGCAAGCGTTTCCAACAAGGAATTCCAAATGGTCATAAGGCTCCATACGGCTACAGATGGGATGGAGAGATGTTCCGTATTATTTCGGAACAAGGAAAAGTGGTAAAGGACATCTACAGAAGATACTTGGCAGGAGAACCTGCATATTCCATAGCCAAAGGTTTAGAGGCAGATGGAGTGGTGGGGCAAAGCGGAGTTCCGATGGATGATTCCACGATTAAGAATATCCTTTCGAGTATTTCTTACACGGGAACGATGGTTTTACAGAAAAACTACATTAATGAGAATCATGTCAGAAAGTACAACAAGGGAGAATTGCCACAGTATGCAGTAGAAGAGATGTTTGAGCCGTTGGTTTCGGTTGAGGACTTTGCAAAGGCTCAGCAGATAAAACAGGAACGTGCAGAGGCAATGCCAAATAAGGACTTCAAAAAGACTGCCTTTTCCGGAATGGTCAAGTGTGGCTGTTGCGGGTGTTCCGTCAGCAGAAGAACCACCAAATATGGCAAAAAGTGGAATTGTAACACCAGAGAGCGTAAGGGCAAAGGAGAGTGTGAACTTCGACCAATCTATGAAACGGAACTTATGGATGCTGCCATGACCGCTTTAGGAACAGAAACCTTTGATGAAGATGAAGTCAGAAGAAGGGTGGAGCAGATAACCATCCATTTGGATAGGGTTGAGTTTCTATTAAACAACGGAAGTGTGAAGAAGGTTATGAGAGCCTACAAGAAAGGCTACAGCGGTTTTTCCGGGAAACTGACCTGTGGTTGTTGTGGTGGTAAGTTGGAAAGCGACACTTGGAAAATGGGATCTGCCGGGCAGAAAGAAAAGGTAAAGGTCTGGAATTGCAAGAACTGTTCTGCAAAAAGGGTCTTGGATGATGAAGTAAGACTGGCAGCGCAGGAAATTTTGCAAAGCAAGGACTATGAACCCTTATTTGCAAGCACCATTGAGGATATGGTGGTTTTCGATGACAGATTTGAATTAAATGACAAAGAAAGGAAAAAGAGCGTATGGCAAAGAAAGTAACGGTAATACCTGCTACCATCAATCGATTTGATTTTCAACCGATAACTTCGATTAGAAGACGAAGAGTTGCAGGATATGCCCGTGTTTCAACGGATACAGAAGAACAGGCAACAAGCTACGAGGCGCAGGTGGATTATTATACAACCTACATAAAGAGCCGAGAAGATTGGGAATTTGTAAAGGTGTACACAGACGAAGGTATATCAGCAACAAATACAAACAGACGAGACGGATTCAACGAAATGGTGCAGGATGCACTTGATGGAAAAATTGACCTGATCATTACAAAGTCGGTCAGCCGATTTGCGAGAAACACGGTTGATTCCCTCGTGACAGTAAGAAAACTGAAAGAGAAGGGTGTGGAGATTTTCTTTGAAAAGGAGAATATCTGGACGCTCGATGCAAAGGGAGAACTCCTTATTACGATAATGAGTTCTTTGGCACAGGAAGAATCACGCAGCATTTCAGAGAACACCACTTGGGGTAAGAGAAAAGCCTTTGCAGACGGGAAAGTCAGCTTGGCTTATTCAAATTTCCTTGGGTACGATAAGGGACCGAATGGGGAATTTGTAATCAACGAGGAGCAGGCAAAGATAGTCAGACTCATTTACAAACTTTACCTTGAGGGATTTTCGCATTATAAGATAGCACAGAAACTTACAGAGATGGGCATTCCGACACCGATGGGAAAAGATAAATGGTGGTGTTCTACGGTGATTCAGATTCTTACGAATGAGAAGTATAAAGGGGATGCACTTTTGCAGAAAGAGTACACCACAGACTTTTTGACGAAGAAGAAAAAGAAGAACGAGGGAGAAATACCACAGTATTATGTGGAGGGGCATCACGAACCTATCATTCCACCGGAAACCTTTGACTTAGTAAGAGCAGAAATCATACGAAGACAGAAGATTGGAACAAAGTATATGGGCAATAGCATTTATTATGCCAAGATACGTTGTGGGAATTGCGGCGGCATTTACGGTGCCAAGGTTTGGCATTCCAACGATAAATATCGAAGGGTGGTTTATCAATGCAATAACAAATACCAGAGAAGTAAAAAGGGCTGCAACTGCAAAACGCCGCACTTATACGAGAATCAGATACAAGATGCTTTCGTATCGGCTTTCAATCAGGTGATGGAAGATAAGGACGAGCTGGTAGAGAACATGGATGTTATTATCCGGGTGGCTTGCGACTGTACGGAACTTGAGAAGAAACTTACCGATGTGAGGGATGAGATTAAGATTTTGATTCAGAGAACGCAAGAATATGTCAGCGAGAATGCTCGAAAGGAACAAGACCAGATAGAGTATTTAAGACGCTACGATGAGATGGTGGAACGCTATGAGGCCTTAAGGGAAGAGGAAGGACAGTTGAAAGCCGAGATTGAAGAGCGTAAACTAAAAGCAGGTGTAATCAGAGAATACATTAACCGATTGTCAGAGCAGGATGAAGTATTGACGGAATTCGACAGTGACTTATGGTGTGGTTTGGTGGATTTCATCACGGTTTATGCAAAAGGAGATATAAGGGTTACATTTAAGGACGGAACAGAGATAAAAGCATAAGGGAGATTAACGCAGCCGGCTGGAGTAGTTCCAGTCGGCTTCCTTTGGTTTACATAAAACATAACAGGTGTTATAATGTCACCAAAATTCGGGGAGGCAATAGAAATGGATGCAAAATTAGAACGAAATAGAACAATTTATGAAGAACGTGAGGCAGGCACAACCTATTCTGAGTTGGCAAGACGCTATGAAATTACACCAAACTGTGTGAGAATAATATATGAAAGAGAAAAGAAAAAAGAGGAACTTAAAGAACATAAATACTATAATGTTTTTTTATCGCTTACTGACAATGAAGAAATGATAACAAGAACCATTCATATGTTAGAAAGAAATGGTTTGGATTCAAATGAAGCAATTTTAAGTGCAACAAGAAAGCAACTGATGAAATGTAGACTTTGTGGTGAGGTAATGACGGATTTAATATTGAAGGCGGCAGAGGTATTGCGGGAGCAGGACGGTGAGTTTTAGTAAAAAATAACTAGTGATATATTTTTTACTATATGATATAATTTAAGTAGAAAAATATACGTTTAAGAAAAGACTTTAATGCGTAAAACTATTAGACAAACTTGAATAGGTCGAACAGATAAATAATAATATTATGTTGTGAAAAAGATGTCTATTAATTTAGATATCTTTTTTGTAAAAAAACTATTGAAATTAATTTTTAATTCACTTAGGCTTATTATAGGACGTCCAAATAATATGATTTTTACTGCTTTACAGGAGGAAGTTTTGATGAAGCAAGTTTTAGATGCTTATTCAAGTAAAAACGATATAAATATAAAACAGATTATAGCTTATAAAGATAACATACTTGAAATTGAAGAGTATAAAGATGGTTTTAAAAAGGACGATACAATGAATGTAATGAGTGTAACAAAATCTGTAACATCATTGCTGATAGGTATTGCCATTGACCAAGGTTTGATAAAAAGTGTAGACGACTATGTGATGGACTATTACAAGGAAACTTACACTCCTAAAAGAGGAGAGCAAACGATATTTAAAGTTACAATTAAACATTTGCTTACAATGACAGCACCCTATAAGGGAAAGAGCGAACCTTGGACAAAGGTTTGCACATCGGAAGATTGGACATTGACAACATTGGATGTTTTGGGTGGTCGTAAAGGTATCACTAACGAATTCAGATATCACACTCTTGGTATTCAAATCCTGTTGGGAATTATCAGAATTACAAGTGGTATGAATGTGCTTGATTTTGCTAACGAATATCTTTTTAAACCTTTAGGAATTGTACCAAGAAGCAATGCAGGTTGCGAGAGCAAAGAAGACCAGTTTGAGTATTTAATGAACAAAGAAGACCACGGAAAGGTTTGGTTTTTGGACCCGACAGGTATGCCAACTGCAGGTTGGGGATTATCTCTTTCCGCTTATGAAATGGCACAGATAGGATTGATGGTGCTTAATAACGGAGTTTATAACAATATCCGTGTTGTAAGTGAGAATTGGATTGAAATGATGACAAAATCCTACATATCTACCGATGAGAAATTTGGAAATCAGGATTATGGGTTTTTGTGGTGGCTTCCTCACAGAACAAGAGAAGTGATTGCAGCTATTGGTGATGGTGGTAATATTATATATATTGATAGAAAAAATCAAATTGTAGTAGCCATAACTGCATATTTTAAACCTATGGTTTTTGACAGAGTAGAATATATTGAAAAAATATTGTTGAAGCATTAACAGAGAGATAAATTTCAGGCTTCTGTTGAGTCTGAAAGCATGTGATTATTTGAATTTTATGGAGGTTTTTATGAAAACTATTATTACAATACAACACACACAATCAGTTCACCACATAAATGGAATGGTTGGTTCTTGGACTGATTGGGAGCTGTCGGAATTAGGGGTAAGTCAGGCAAAAAATATAGGAGAAAAATTAAAAACTGAATTGGCTGGAAGAGAATTTGTAATGTATTCTTCCGATTTGTTACGAGCAAAACAAACGGCAGAGAATGTTGGAAGCTATTTAGGATTAACGCCTATATTAAGAAGTGAATTGAGAGAAAGAAATCTTGGAAAATGTTGCGGAAAGTCAGTTCAATGGTTGCGTGAAAATATTGAACAGCAAGAAAAGACTATTGATGATAGATTGTTTTCGGATGCTGAAAGTCGCAGAGATGAATGGAACAGATTAAAGCCTTTTTTTGATGAAATAATGTCAAATGATGAAGAAAACATTATTATTGTATCACACGGGGATTTGTTAAGTGTGTTCAATACAATGTTTTTGGGACTAGATGTTGAAACAATAAACGCTTGTGAAATGTTTGGATTAGCAGGTGGTGTTTCTTATATGTTTGAGAATAATGAAGGGAAGAGATTTATTAAACGTATTAGCGATATGTCTTATATTTAAACAATCCCAATT